CTCGTCGTGGAAAGGGTAACATGATTCTAACATCTGCTGATGTTGCTTCTGCCCTAACAATGGCTGGTGTACTTGATTACACTCCTGCACTTAATGCTAACCTTAATGTAGACGATACAGGCAATACATTTGCTGGTATTTTGCAAGGTAAGTACAAAGTGTACATCGATCCTTATGCTGCTAACACAAGTGCTAATCAGTACTACGTTGTTGGTTACAAAGGTTCTTCTCCTTATGACGCTGGACTATTCTACTGCCCTTACGTGCCTCTACAGATGGTTCGTGCGGTTGGTCAGGATACATTCCAACCTAAGATCGGATTTAAGACACGTTACGGCATTGTCGAAAACCCATTCTCACAAGGAACAACTCAAGGACTTGGTACACTCACACGTAACTCAAACCGTTACTACAGAAGAGTTAAGGTTACTAACCTCATGTAAGAAGAAAGGATATAATTTCTTCAATAAAGAGACTCCTTCGGGGGTCTCTTTTTTTATCTAAATATTTAAAAAAAATATAATGACTTCTAGTATATTCAATAAACAAATTGAGAATAGAAACTACTTATCTTCAGTAGGTTTCAAGTTTAATTTATCAAAATATCCTAAAATTGACTTTTTATCAAATAGTGCTAGAATACCAGAGTTATCTTTAGCACTTACAACTCAACCAACATATCTAAAAGATATTGATATTCCTGGTGAGAAATTGACATATGGTGATTTTACTTTAAAGTTTTTAGTGGATGAGAATATGGAAAATTATATGGCAGTTTATAATTGGTTAACAGGTTTAGGATTTCCCGAAACACCAGCACAGTTTAGAGATTTGACAACAGATAGTGCTGCAATGAGAGATCCTAAAGAAGCATTCTGTGATGGAACACTTAGAATATTGAATAGTAATCTAAGAGAAATTGCAAAAGTAAAGTTTCAAGATCTATTCCCAGTTTCATTAACTTCATTAGATTTTGATGCAACTACTTCTGATATACAATACTTTACAGCAGAGGCATCTTTCAGGTATACTATCTACAGTTTGACTAGTTCTTTATGAATCTTGAAAAAATTCAGGAAATGTGGGAGCGTGATGCTGTCATTGATCCCGATAATCTACATGATGAATCATTAAAAATTCCTCAACTACACTCAAAGTATTATACAGTTTATAATACTGTTACTTTGATGCGTGAAAAGGCAAGAGAGCAATATAATAAAACAAGATTAGAAAGACATAATTATTATACAGGTAAAGCACCAGCAGAGGTTTATATTGAAGAACCCTTTGGTTATAAAGTAAGGGAAAAAGATGCTATACAGAGATACATGGAAGCAGATGAGAAGATGATAAAAATAGATCTTAAAATAAGATATTATGATGCTACTTTAAAGTTTTTAGAAGAAATTATTAAAAATATTTCTAATAGAACATTTCAAATTAAGAATGCAATTGAGTGGAATAAATTCCAGGCAGGAATGTAATTATAAATAGTTGATATTTAATGACATCATTAGGGTAATAATGGTAAGATTTTTAGGTAGTAAAGTAAATAGAGGTGCAGGTGGTGGATCTGGTGGTGGTGGAAGCACCAAAATGCAAGAGTTTACTAGATCTACTGGAATAACTACAGATACTGAGAATAATGTAACTCAAGTAGTATATGGTAATACCACTTATAACAATGTTGGATATAATACAGTTGGATTAATAACAGGATTTACTGAAAAAATAGGTGAAAAAGAAATAAATTGGCGTTGTAGTTATAACTCAGCAAATTTAATTACCCATATTGAAGATTTAGCTACTGCTCCAAATGTTAGTTTAGCTAGTACAACTACTATTGTAGATGAAGGTGCTTATCTATTATTTGACGCAACTACTACTAATGTTCCAGCAGGAAGTACTTTATATTATAGTGTTATAGACAATGTTACTTCAGGTCTTTCTACAGATTTTGCAGTATCTGAAAGAACTGGATCATTTACCTTAGTTGGTGTAGCAGGAACATTCCAAGTTAAACCTCAACAGGATTCAGTACAAGAACCTGCTGATAGTTTTAAAGTATTCGTTTATGATGATTCTAACAGATCACATCAGATTGGACAATCTGTAGCGATTGGTATTACTGATAGTCAAAGCCTCCCTCTCCAAACTCCCATTTATGCTAATGATGGAGTATCTTATTATATTACTAATAACAACGATACTTGGAATGGTGTAAAGGTACATAGAGCCTATTCCAATAACTACAATTTCAATGCTAGTGAAACTCCAACTGATGATAATTGGAGTTCATATGTTACTGAAAGTGCTGGAAATGATAAATGGTATATTGGTGCAAACTGGGGAGGAAGTGCTATTCCTTCTAGATGGGGTCAGAAGCATGGAATCTTTACCTATCAGAAAGCACAAAGTCCAGGTGGTGGTTATAGCTTTGAGTTTGGTAATAGTGCAACTGGTGGACCTCATACATCAAGATTTTATAGTGTTCGTGGTTCCTCAACACAGGTTAGTGGAACCAGTGCTGGAATTGTGACTACAAATTATAATGATTTTGAATTTGATGCTACTGAATGGAGTAATGGTTATGGTGATGGTTTCGCATCATTCTATTCAGATGGTAACAGTAGTAATCACAAATATCCAGATATTATTAATGCAATTACATCTAATAGTCCTAATTGGAACCCTGATGGACATGGTAGTGGAGATAGTGATGGTGGTATGATTTTATGGAAACCCCCAAAACCAACAAAAGAAGTAATGATTGTTTATGCTAATAACCATTCAAATGATGTCTGTAATATTACTTGTTGGAATGATAATAATGGATCAGTAAAATGGCAAGCACGGTATGGAAGACCTTCAAGTTTCAGTACTGGTGGAAGTGTAGTAAATGAAAACTACACTAGAACTATTATAGCAGAACATACTGACGGATTTGTTTATATCAACAGTGATCATGGCGGAACTGTTGCAGGTGCACTCTACTACATGTATAGGTAATCAATTATGGGAAGATTTCTAGGAAGTACAATTAACAAAGGAACTGGTGGTGGCAGTGATGTTGGATCTATCAAGATGTCAGCGTTTAATAGAGATGGGGGAAATCCAGTAGGTGTTACTACAGATGCCGATAATAATATAACTCAAGCAACATTTGGAGAAACTACTTATGCTTCTGTTGGATATAATGCTGTAGGTTTGATAACAGGATTTAAAGAAACAATAGGTCCTGATACTAAGGAATTTCGTGTAAACTACAACTCGTCACATTTAGTAACGCATATTGAAGATTTAGCTACTGCTCCAAATGTCAGTGTTGCTTCTACTGTATCCTCATTAGATGAAGGTTATCCATTAACACTTAACTGCTCTGCTACTAATGTTGTAGGTGGAAGTACTTTATATTGGGATGTTAAAAATGGTGGTGCTACTGGTCTTTCTACAGATTTCACTCCAAATAATGGATCATTTACTCTAACTGGTAATACTGGTATAGTTACTGTTACAGCAACTGCTGATGGTATAACAGAAGATAATGAAACCTTTAATGTATATGTTTATGATGATTCTGGCAGAACACATCAGATTGGACAAAGTATATCAATAGCTCTCGTGGATAGTGCTGGTGCTGCAGGTAGTGGTGCATCACAATCTGATCCTGTAAATGTAACTGCATGGAACAACTTTGTGTCTAGTAAAACATCAGCAAATGATGGTAAATTCTGGATAAAAGTTGGTACAGATGTATTTCAAACTTGGGTTATCTTCCGTGATGGTGGATGGATAAAGGTTGCTCAAATGAATAATAATAATGATATTATGTCACCATCTGGTGCTGTTAATGTTGGTGGTAGTTGGATTGACGCTGAAATTAATACCAGTCAACATGGAAAATTATCAAGTGCTACCATTAATACCATATCACATCAAAACTTCTTAATGCGTGTTACTGGTTCACCTAATGATAATTTCTTAGCTAGTCGTCAAGGTAGTATGGTATTTAAGTATATTAATAGTGAGACTCTTCCTAACTGGGGAGTAAGTCAAGATCCTACTGGAACATATGATTTATGCTTAGACCATAATAATAGTGGAACTGGAATGGAGATTCTGAGATATAGTTATGAGAGTAGAACATTATGTTCTAACGATGGAAACCATCCAGGTAATGGTAGTTATTGGGTAAGTGATCACAATTATAATGGATCTTGGCAGAACCAAATATGGGGTCAGAGTGGTGCTCCAATATGTTGGACTATAAGTAATAATCGTATTCATACCAATCTACATTGGATGGGTGGACCTTCTGGAAGTAGTGGTAGTAATCAACAGTGGGGAAATAGTGGTAGTAATGCTGTTGCATTCTTCTTACAACCTCAGTAAGTTACCATATAAATAATAAAAAGTTATAGATCAATATCGTGGGAAGATTTTTAGGACTTTACATTAATAAAGGAACTGCTGGTGGTGGCGGTAGTGGTGTAAAGATGTCAGAGTATAATCGATCTACTGGATTGGGTACAGACGCTGAAACTAATAATATAACCACTGCTACTTTTGGTGATACAACTTATTCTAATGTTGGGTATAATACAGTTGGATTAATAACAGGATTTAAAGAAATAATAGGTAATGATGAAAAAGAATGGCTTCTTACTTATGACGATAGACATTTATGTACTATTATAGAAGATAAAGCTGATGCTCCAAGTGCTACTGTAGTAAGTGGAATAGGTAGTACATCAGTTGATGAAGGTCTATCTTTACTATTAGACGTAGATACTACTAAGGTTACAAGTGGAAGTACTTTATATTGGGATGTTAAAGATAGTGCTAATATAGGTCTTTCTACACAATTTGCAGTATCTGAAAGAACGGGATCATTTAGTTTAGTTGGTACAGCAGGAACATTCGCAGTAAAACCTGAAAACGATGGTGTAGTAGAAAGTAGTGATAGTTATTTTATTGCAAATGTATATGACGATTCTACTAGATTTCATAAGATTGGACAATCTTCACAATTTTTAATTAAGGATAATGCTGGTGGTTACGATTGGTCGTTCGCTACTGAGACTCATTATGGAACTTCAGTTAGCTACAGATACTCTGGTGATGGTACAATGCCAACTATGAGTTTGGGTGATGTTACAAATTGGGATATGTTCTACGAGATATATGTAGTTTCAGGTGAGGTTAATAATAGTAGTAATGAGTGGATTATATGTAATGATGGATATGGTTCTACTGGTGGATGGTTATTAGGACATTATGATAATAATACAACTAATGAAATGTCAGTTGCTACTCCAAGTGGTGGATATGCTCATTATATGAATTATAGGGTTCCATATGATCAGTGGAACTGGGTAAAAATTGAATGGCGTGGTGGTAGTAGATTTACTATTTGGCAGAAAACTAGTGCAGGTGCTAATTATACTAATCGAGCAAGTACTACTAGTAATGTACATAGCACCACTAAATGGAATTATATTAGTTTCGGTCAGGGTAAGGGTAGTTCTACTGGTGGTGGTGCTTCAGGATTGACGAATCAGTCATACGCAAAGATAAGAAACTTTGGATTAAATACTAATAGTACTGTTAACTTATAAATATAGGAGTAGATCTATTATTGAAGATGAAACCTACTCCAAGAGAAAGTAAAGTAATCCACGAGAACTATGAGAAGGTTGTGGAGTATCTTATATCAGAACAATATGCACCAGATGCTGCTTCAGC